CCAGAAGGCCAGCCTGCTGAACTATGGCCACTCAATCCAATCGACATGGTGGTCAAGCCGGGGGCGCATGGACTGCCCAAGGCGTACTGTCACAAGAAGGGTAAGTCGGAGCAATATTTCGCAGTGGATCAAGTGACTGGCGAAAGTCAGGTCTTTTACATCAAGTCGTATAACCCGGACAATTATTGGCGGGGACAATCGCCCCTGATGGCGGCTGCGCTCTCGGCAGATACGCATAACGCGGGCAGCAAGTGGAACTACAGCCTGCTAAAGAACAGCGCCCGACCGAGCGGCCTTGTCCGGTTCAAGGGTGGCTATCCCGGCGGTGAGTCCATCCAGAGGATGCGAGAGTATTTCAAGAACGCACTCAGCGGTGAGCGCAACAGCGGCGAAATACCGATGCTGGCCGACGACGCCGAGTTCGTCGAGATGAGCAAGACGCCGATGGACATGGACTTCATCAACACGATGAAAGAAACGTCCAAATATGTCTCCTCTGCGTTCGGCGTTCCACTGCCGTTGATCGACAACGACGCCAGCACGTTCAACAATCTGGAGCAGGCGAAAGAGCGCCTATACACCGATACTGTTATCCCGCTGATGGACGAGTTCTTCGGGGCGCTGAATAACTGGTTGCTGCCTCGCTTCGGTGAAGACCTACGCTTTAAACTGGACCTCGACAGCGTTTCTGCGCTGGAAGGTATCCGGCAGAAGCTGTTTGACCGTGCGGTTCTGGCGTTTGAAAAAGGCGTTCTGACCCGCGAAGAAAGCCGCGTGATGATGGGCTTCCCGTCTGAAGGTGAGGGAGAATACACGCCGCTGCTGGCCCCTGTGATGGAGCAGAAGAGCGCGGAGCAAAAGCAATCGTTCAAGCCCCCGGCTGATGTGGTGAGCAACTACGGCAAGGGGCTTGAGATGCACGAAGAAGGCTTGACCGGGGACGGCATCGAGCCAACCACCATCCGCACAGCCACCCGCATCGTGAACGGCGGAAGCGTTTCCGACGAATGGGTCAGGAAGGCAAACAGATGGTGGGGAAGAAATGAACGTTTTCTTTCTGAGGAAAGGGATAGCGCGGCTTATGCTTCCGCTATGCTATGGGGTGGCGCGGCTGGTCGCGACTGGTATCGCGCCCGGTACAATGAACTTGAGCGTGAGAGCAAAGATGAGGAGGTCAGCGACGCGGTTCGTGAGGGGCTTAAAAATAAGGTTGAGGAACACAATGAAGATGTCGGCGACGTTCCATCTAAGCGCACCAACCTGCGCACCTTAACCACAGTGTTTCGTCGCGGCGTCGGGGCTTACAATACAAACCCCGGCAGCGTAAGGCCAAACGTCAACAGTGCTGACCAATGGGCATATGCGCGGGTAAATAGTTATCTCTACGCACTAAGGAACGGCAAGTTCCGCAGCGGCAAGCATGACACGGACTTACTGCCGGAAGGCCACCCGATGACGACGCGCAAGAGCGCCGGGGCTGAACTTCTTCGCAAGATCGCATATGGCTACTGAACTAGAGGAAATGGAAGAGGCGGCGACGCCTATCGTTTCCAAGACGCTCACAAGCCTAATGCGAGACATGCTCGCCCAGTACGAAGCAGACGACATGGTGAGCCTGCCGACGGATGCGAACGAGCGCGTGGGCAAGATGCTCAGTGACGTTTATCAAGTCGCTATGCGTGAGACTGGGCAGAACTTAGTTGATGACCTAAAAGACTGCTTCCCGCAGCTAGAAACCAAGCAGGACGAAGAGAGCCTGTTTGAGAAGCTAGTCGCGGAATATCTGGAACGGTTTGGCGCAGCGAAGATATTCCAAATCACTGAGACGACCCGTAAGCAAATTATGGGCGTGATTAACGAAGGCCAGAAAGAAGGCTTGGGCAGTCAGCAAATTGCTGACCTAGTGCGAGCAGCCATCCCTAGCTTCAGCCGCTCTCGCTCAATGCTCATTGCCAGAACTGAAACGCATGGCTCGTCGCAATTCGCATCATTACGCACAGCGCAACAATCAACCCGACCACTCGTCAAAAAATGGAACAGCGTTGAGGATGCGAGAACTAGAAGCATCCTGATGGACGACACGCATGACCATCGCGTCATAGATGGGCAGAGAGTAGCGCTTGAGCAGTCGTTTATGGTGCCGACAATCTTTGGCACGAAAGAGCCTTTGCTATATCCCGGCGACCCAAATGGCACTGCTGGCAATGTTATCAACTGCCGTTGTTCAATGACATATCGTCGAGCCGATAGAGACAGCGAAATAAGTGTGCCAACGGCGGCAGCAACTAGACGGACTGGTCCGTTCGAATATGAATCCTTTGTGGCTCCGACGAGCGTCGCAACAATGAATAAATTCATTACAGATAAAGGTCTTGCAGATTCCGCTGATCTGAGAGGCCTAAACGTAAAAGCCACTGCTCCACAACTTAAAGCGATCCTTGAGGTAAAAGAAAGGTTTGGGTTGAAGCCGCTTGCCGGAATCGGGCCGATAAGTAGATTCCTACCGAGGACAAGAAGTGGAAAAAATGTCGAAGCGTCTGTTTTTACTAATATTACGCACAAAGATACCGGAAATCGCGGCATTCTAAACCTACCCACTAAGTTCGGGAAAGACTCTGAACAGATACGTTTGGCGAGGGGAGCGCGGAGCCGCGTCTCTCTTTATCAAGACAGACAAGAAGATAGCTGGCAGAATATATCCTCGAGAATAGACCCAGAAGAGTCACTTTCTGAAAGATACAACCAGATGAGAAGTGCAAACCGTAGCGAGTATTCGTGGACGGTTGGCAATACAGAAGAGCCAGAGCGCCGCCGAAATAGCACAATTTTCCACGAATATGGCCATGTCATTCATCTTACTGAGCGAGATTCCGACTTGTCGCGGGAAATTAATAAGTTCCTAAAAACCAGAGAGCCAAGAAAAAACCATTGGGACATATTGGTGTCAAAGTACAGCAGCGAAGACGATGACGAATATATCGCGGAAACCTTTGCGCTCTACATGATGGATGAGAGCGAGCATTACCGAATCCACCCAGAACTTCTGAAGTTATATAAGAGATATGATCGTGCAAATAACGATTGATGAAGCCATGGACATGCTGAGAGCAGCCAAGCCCGGAGAAGCCTTAAATACGGTTGATGAGATACGGAGTCTATACAGAGAAGACGATGCGGAAGAGGTTCTAGGATGGCTTGAGGAAAATGCAATCCTAAAGGATGCAAAAGCCGAAGGCGAAATCTTTATCTCTGCTTGAGAAGATAACCCGTAAATACGCGTCACTTTGCAGAAATGCCCATTGATGCTATAGTTCTGGGTATCTTTGCAAAGGTGCATAATGCCAGAACCCAACTCAACGGAAAGCCGCGACGAATGGTTAGATCGCTGCATGGGCGATGCGGAAGCCGTTGCAGACTTTCCAAATAACGACCAACGCTTTGCGGTTTGCGTGAGCAAGTGGGACGAGAGGTCAGACGACATGGAAGTAGAGCAGAAGTCGCTGGACGTCAGCGTGAAGATGGTTGGCGAAGAAGGCCAGATTGAAGGCTACGGTGCAGTCTTCGGCAACGTGGACAGCTACGGCGACGTCATTGAACCGGGCGCGTTCATGGAAACGCTGGGGATGCGCAAGCCAAAGATGCTCTATCAGCACCGCATGGAAGACCCGATTGGCGTCTGGGATGAATACAAGGAAGACAGCCGGGGCCTGTATATGAAAGGCCGGATTGTCACTAAATCGACCAAGGGGCGCGACGCCTACGAACTAGTCAAAGCCGGTGCCATCGACGGTCTGTCTATCGGCTATATTACAAGGGACTATGCGATGGAGGGCAACAATCGCCGCCTTAAATCCGTAGACCTCATTGAAACATCACTAGTGACCATGCCCGCCAACAGTGAGGCTATGGTGACTTCTGTGAAAAACGCCGACGTGCGCGACGTGGAGCGCGCTTTCCGGCATCTAGGTTTCACCCGGTCAGAGGCCAAGGCCATGGCGTCGGCAGCGTGGAAGCGGCGCGATGATGTTCTGCGTGAGGCAGACGTTATTGTTCCAGAGGATAATCAGCGCGAGGTTGATGAACTCAAAGCCCTATTATCGGAAACCCTGCAAAACTTTGGAGGACAAAATGTCTGACTTTGCAGAAATCAAAGGGCTGGTTGAGCAGATCAACCAACCCCTCGTTGACCTTCGCAAAGAGGTTGACGAACTGAAGAGCGACTCAAAAGATGTCGTGACGCAGGAAAAGCATGACCGCATGTCTGCTGAGATCGTCGCTAAAATGGACGAGATGCAGCAGAAGCAGGCTAAACTTGAGGCAGCTATGCAGCGTCCTGGCGCAGCAGAAGAAGCCAAAGGTTTCGGCGCTGATCATGAGGCCAAGCACCGCGATGCACTTCGTGAGTATATGGCTTACGGCACCCTGCCTGCTGGCTTCAAAGCTGGCTCGGAAGGCGTCGAAATTAAGTCTATGTCCACGGACGTCAACCCGGACGGTGGTTATCTGGTTCGCCCAGAACTGTCTGACACAGTTGTCTCTCGTATCTTTGAAACCTCGCCTCTGCGTCAGGTTGCAAACGTCGAGCAGACTAGTGCCAAGTCAATCGACATCCTGATTGATGACAACGAAGCAGCAGCCCGCTGGGTTGGTGAAGGCGCTTCAGGCGGCGAAACCAACACGCCAGAACTCGGCCAGAAAGTCATTGCGGCTCACAAGATCGAAGCTGACCCGCGCATGACGACTGAGATGATTGAGGATGCGTACCTCGACGTCGAAGCATGGCTCTCTGGTAAGGTTGCCGACAAGTTCGCACGGACGCAGAATAGCGCCTTTGTGAACGGCGATGGCGTGAACAAGCCGCGTGGCTTCCTGACATATGCTGCACAGGCTGTGTCCGGCACATACGAGCGCGGTGCGATCAATCAGGTCAACATGGGTGCAGCCGCTGCGCTGGATGCTGATGGCTTGATTGACGTGCAGAATGCCATCCCAGAAGGCTATCAGGCTGGTGCAGCTTGGGGCATGAAGCGGACCACGTTCGGCGCTGCATTGCAGCTTAAAGGCTCCGACACGTACTTCTTCGGCCCGGTGCTTCTGCGTGACGGTCAGGCAACGCTTCAGCTTCTCGGCAAGCCGGTTATCTTCATGGATGACATGCCAGCCGTTGCAGCTAACGCTCTGTCAATCGTCTATGCGGACTGGTCGTCGTGCTACACCATCGTTGACCGTGTTGGCTTGCAGGTTCTTCGTGACCCGTATTCCAACAAAGGCTTCGTGACGTACTATACGACACAGCGTGTTGGCGGTGACGTAACCAACTTCGATGGCATCGCCATCGGTAAAGTCGCAGCGTAAGGAGACTTAAACAATGGCTGTTTTTGACACCCGCAACGACGCCGAATATGGGATGGGCCTGTCGGCCACCCTGTCCGGCACCACCAAAGCCGAAGGCGACTGGATTGACATGCAGGGCTGGCAGAGCGTAACGTTCTCTGTTGGCACTGGTACTGTCACCGACGCTGGCACGGCCTCTGGCTTCTCGTTCCAAGTTGAGGAAGGTGATGACACCACGGACGCAGGTGCGGCCGCAGTGGCTGACGCTGACCTTGTTGGCACCGAAGCTGCGTTGACCGTGACCTCGGACACTGACGATGACAAGATGATTGGCTCCATTGGCTACATCGGCAGCAAGCGCTATGTGCGCATGACTGCTGTTGGCACCACCGGCACCAACGCCGTTGTCAACGTCCATGCCACGAAGCGGATGGGTGCGAACATGGGTTCGGCAACCATCGACAGCGGCACGGCTGCAACCTAACTAGAGCGGGGCGGCTTCGGTCGCCCCATCCTTTCACTTATCGGGGAATACCATGTCGCAAATTAATTGGGACGAGATTCCCGCAGCATCCCAAGATGGCAAGCGAGCGGCTGACCTCATCATTCGCACTGATGCAGGAGAAGAGCGCCGCACAGGCTATGACGGCGGCTGGCTCTATTACCACGACGATACGCACACAGTATCCAACAAGCAGGCAATCAGCGCAGATACCGAGACGCTTCTCAGCATAGATGGCGCTGCGGCTGAAAGTGACACGAGTTTCCGGCAAGGCATGCCGCTTGACGTATGGTCAAGCAACACGCTTCAGCCGCAGGCAACCGGCGAGGTCTACACGGTCAGCATTGACTTCAAGTTAGACAAGGCGACCTCAGCACAGACGATCGTTTACATTACAGGCAAGATCGGCTCTGGCTACTCAACGTCAATCACTGATGAACGCAAGCCGCTGACCAAAGGTTCCGACATTCAGGACTTCATCGTGTTCGACAAAACTCTGTTCGTGACGAACGCATTCGGGTCTGATGGGCTGCGCTTCTTTCTTACTTTCGATGAAGATGTTAATGTCTGGGACAAGGCGATCTTCATACAGCGGACACACAGCCCATGACCGAGATTAAAATGCTACGCACCATTCCGGTCGCTCCGAACGGCATCAGGGTTGAGGTATGGCATGAAGGCTCGACACATCAGGTGGACGATAATCTTCTGAGCATTTTGATTGACGCTGGCGCGTGTGAGATTGTGACCAAGGCAATGCCTGCTGCACCAGAGAACAAGATGCGCAAGCGCGCAAGGCCAAGGAAGGTTTCAAACAATGACTGACGATATTGATGAGGATGTTCTGCCTGAAGCCAAGCCGGAAGCAGTGAACGCGGAGCCGGGTGATCTATCATATTCCAGCTATGAAGATTATCTCGCCAACACAGA